TGGCAATAGAGAAGAACATAGTTATAGGTGCAGACCTTTCTGGTCTTGAGCAGAAGTTAGACGAACTCATTGATGCGTTAAAGGCTTCCCAAACTCAAGCAGACAAGACTGCTGATAGCATTAACACAATTGCCGATACTACTAAAGACATTGGTGAGAGTGCTAAAGATAGCCAAAAGGGTATCAAGGGACTTGGTACAGGCTTCAAGGGTTTAGGTGTAGCTATTAAGGCAGCAGGTATTGGTATCTTACTCCAAGCGATGGGTATACTTAAAGAGTTGTTTGATAACAACCAGAAGACAGTAGACTTCTTCAACACTACATTCAACACTCTACAGGTAGCTTTTAGCGACTTTACTAAATGGATTAGTGGTAGTGGGGGTAGTAGTATTGTTAACTTTTTCAAATCCATATTTGAAGACCCTAAACAAGCCTTATTAGACTTTGCTGATGCGTTCAAGCGTAACATCCAAGAACGCTTTGAGTCCTATCTTGATACATTAGGATACTTGGCAAGTGCCGTTAAGAAGGTATTTAGCGGTGACTTTGCAGGGGCAATGAAAGATGTGAAGAACGCAGGTAAGGAATCTTTAGATGTACTTACAGGTGTCAACAATTCTTTTGATAAGGGTAAAGAGCTAATCACCAAAGGTGCAAAGGCTATCTCTAACTATGTGGTAGAGACAGTTAAGCAAGGTGCGGCAATGACCGAGACTAACAAACAAGCAGAGATTGCAGAGGTTCGTATGCAAGGCTTGATTGAGAAGTACGACTTACAAGCAGAGAAATTAAGACAAGTAAGAGACGATGAACGCTTGTCTATGGATGAGCGTATTAAAGCCAATGAGGATTTAGGAAAGGTACTTGAAGAGCAAGAGAAGGTAATGCTTGAGAATGCTCAATCGGTGTTAAATGCTAAAGCACGACAGTTAAGTCTTGACAAGGATAACATTGAGTTCCAAAAGGAATACATAGCTGCTCAAAATGAGTTGATAGGTGTAGAGGCTCAAGTAGCAGGATTCCGTAGTGAGCAGTTGATGAATGAGATGTCTCTACAGAGAGAGTTGTTAGACATTGAAAATGCTCGTAGTGAGACTGAACAAGAAATAAACGAGCTTCAAAGTCAAGTAGCAATAGAACAGGCTACAACAATGCGTAAGCGATTAGACCTTGAGGAGCAGTTGAGCAAGAAGTCTTTTGAGTTAGAGCAACAACGATTGATGAATCAGTTAAACACGATGGAGGTTGGCTCTACTGCGTATGAGGAAACCATCAATGCTCTTGATTTATTAGATGCAGAAAGGTTTCAAACACAACAAGAAGAATCAAGAAAAAGAATTGCTTTAGAACAAGCCGTACAAGACTCAAAAGTACAGATGTCACAAGATGCCATAGGCGCACTTAATGATCTTGCCCAAGCCTTTTTTGGTGATAGTGAAAAGAATGCAAAGAAAGCATTTATGGTCAACAAGGCAGCAGGTATAGCCAATGCGGTTATAAGTACTGCTCAAGGTATTTCTAAAGCTCTGGCAGAGACTACTGACCCAACACCTACACAATCCTTGAGATTCGGTAATGCAGCGATTGTTGCAGCCACAGGTGCAGCACAAATAGCTACCATTGCAAGGCAACAATTCCAAGCGAGTGGTAGTGTAGATACAAACATTGACACACCTACTTCACCAAGTACCTCACCCCAATTTAATATAGTAGGGGCATCGGGTCAAAACGCTATATTGGAATCGCTACAAGCGAACCCTGTAAGAGCATATGTAGTAGGTAGTGATGTTACCTCACAACAAGAATTAGATAGAAATAGAATTAACCAAGTATCATTCCCATAATGAGAATCGTAGAACTATTATTAGATGAGGAGAGCCTCCAAGCAGGTATCCAAGCCATCAGTATCGTAGAAGCCCCTGCTATAGAGGAGGACTTCGTAGCCCTCAAGGAAGAGGAGCGTGTAGAATTAAAAACCATAGACGAGGACAAGCGTGTTCTATTGGGTGCAGCACTTGTACCTAATAAGCCTATCTATCGTAGAAGCGGTGAAGATGAGTATTACATCTACTTCTCGCAAGACACGGTTAGAAAGGCAAGTGAATTGTTCTTCATCAACGGCAACCAAAACAAAGCCACATTAGAACACCAAATAGACATTACAGGCTTGAGTGTTGTAGAGAGTTGGATTATTGAAGGTGAGCAAGACAAGAGTAAGCTATATGGTATGGACTTACCTGTAGGCACTTGGATGGTTAGTATGAAGGTTCACAACGATGAGATTTGGAACGACTATGTGAAGAGTGGTAAGGTTAAGGGTTTCTCTATTGAGGGTTACTTCGTTGATAAGGTTGAGGCAAGTAAGCAAGACCCAGAGGAGGACAAAGCAGAGGAGCAACTCAATGCTATCAAGGCAATCATTAAGAAAGACCTCCGCACAAAAAAGGGTAAGCGTACTGAACTTGAAACATACAAGGATTACCCCACTTCGGTACGCAACAATGCAAAAAGGGGTATAGAGTTAAACAAGAAGGTTAACAACAAGTGTGCTACACAGGTAGGTAAGGTTAGAGCGCAGCAGTTAGCGAAAGGCGAGGCTATAAGTGTTGAGACCATTAAGCGTATGTATAGCTACTTGAGTAGAGCAGAGGAATACTATGAAGAAGGTGACACAGAGTCTTGCGGATATATTAGCTATCTACTATGGGGTGGCAAGAGTGCCAAGAGATGGGCAGAGAGCAAACTGAAGTCATTAGACAAAATCTAACAGAAACACACTTAAACAATTAACATAATATGAAAAGAATATCGCTACATAAGGTGATGGCTAAATTAGCCTCGCAACCAGAGAAGGTTGAATTAGCATCTATTGACGATTTGAAGTCGGAATTAAATGCTGCAAAATCATTAGAGTCATCAATGGTAGACCACTTTATGGATGCAAGAACGGCTGCCAAAGTAGGTGTAGATAATGCTGAAGGTCATTTGAGAAACCTAAAGACTATATCTAATATGGTAGAAGACATTAAGGCTTCTGCTAATGAATTAGGCATTGACCCTAAAAGCATTGCAATCTTCAATCAAGCAAATAGTTTTTTGAATCAAAATCCAGCAAGTGCTACAAACAAGATGTTGGAAAGAATGAAAGGTCTATTATAATGAAACAAGGCAAAACTGAAAAGGCGGTATTCACAAAGCTCTCTACCGAGAAGGTGGAGTTGGGAGAGCAGAAAGTAGAATTAAGTGTAGCAAGTCAAATCGCTAACTATGCTGATGACATTCGTACAGTTCAAATAAAACTTCAAGTATTAGATACTGCTGAATCTAAAGTTAGCAGATTGTTTGCTTTAAAGGAAGATGCTATTCAACTGACTAAAGAGTTGCAATCTGTAAGAGCGGAGCAAGATGAAGAGTATGTTAGTTCTTGGGTAGATGGTGTACCTCAACTTTTAAATAAACTTGAGCAGTCTGTAAAGGAATTGGGTATTGACCCATCAAGTGTTAAAGGATACGATGAACTAAACAAGGCTTATGCTTCTATTAGTTCTACATACAAAGGTATTCAAGGAATAGGTGCAAAAGTTCAAAAAGAATTAGGTAGAAAGATATAATATGAAATCACAAGAAACATTAGGTAAGATTATGGAACTGCTTAACCTCCAAGACGAGATTAAGTTAGAGTCTATGAAGTTAGACAATGGCACTGTCATTGAAGCAGAAGCGTTTGAAGCTAACCAAGAGGTATTTATCGTAACTGAAGATGAGCGTATCGCTCTACCTGTAGGTGAGTACACATTGGAAGATGGTCGCATCCTTGTAGTAGCAGAAGAAGGTGTCATTGCAGAGATGCGTGATGGAGGTGAAGAAGCACCTGCTGAAGAACCTGCTCAAGAGGAAGCAACTGAAGAAGTAGAGGCTAACGAAGAAGAAGAGAAAGAGATGAGCTACGCTACTAAAGAAGAGTTATCTGCCGCAGTAGAAGAGATGAAGGCTATGATTGAAGAGATCAAAGCAATGATGTCTCCTAAAGAAGAAGAGATGGCTGAAGAGGTTAAGGAAGAAGTGAAGGAAGAGGAAGTAGACTTATCTGCTGACGAACCTGCTGCGAAGCCTATCAAGCACTCTCCAGACACAAAGACTGCTGACTTACAGAAGTTCTCTAAAGGAGCAAGAAAAGACACTCTATCAAGAATCTTTGACAAATTAGGATAAACAACAATCAATAATTAAATAGAAAGAAAGATGGCTACATCAATCACAACTACATATGCAGGAGAGTTTGCAGGAAAATTTATCTCTGCCGCATTGTTATCAGCCGACACTATTGAAGGTGGCGGTATTACTGTAAAACCAAATGTTAAGTACAAAGAGGTAATGAAAACTCTTTCTACTAACGCATTGGTAAAAGACGCTGCGTGTGACTTCGCTGACCAAAGCACAGTTACTCTTGCAGAGCGTGTACTACAACCAGAAGAGTTCCAAGTAAACTTGGAATTATGTAAGAAAGATTTCCACAACGATTGGGAAGCAATCCAAATGGGTTACTCGGCTTTTGATAGCCTTCCTCCATCATTCTCTGATTTCTTAATCGGTCACATCGCTGCTAAAGTAGCACAGAAGACTGAAGAGAACATTTGGCAAGGTGTTACTGCAACCGCAGGTGAGTTTGATGGCTTTGAAACATTGTTAGAAGCTGATGCTGATGTAATTGATGTAACAGGTACAACTGTAACTGCTGCTAATGTTATTACAGAGATGGGTAAGGTAGTTGATGCTATCCCTACTGCAGTATACGGAAAAGAAGACCTATACATCTACGCTTCTTCTAATGTTGCTCGTGCATACATCCGTGCTTTGGGTGGATTCGGTGCTTCAGGCTTGGGTGCTAATGGTGTAAACAACGAAGGTACTACTTGGTTCAATGGTGGTGATCTTGCTTTTGATGGTGTTAAATTGTTCGTTTGTTCTGGATTGAGCGACAATACAATGGTAGCAGCACAGAAGTCTAACTTGTTCTTCGGTACAGGCTTGTTGGCTGACCACAACGAAGTGAAGCTAATTGATATGGCTGACCTTGATGGTTCTCAAAATGTTCGTGTAGTAATGCGTTTTACCGCAGGTGTACAATACGGAATTGGTGCTGACATCGTACTATACTCATAAGAGTTAGTTTAGTTAATAATTAAAGGGGCAGGTAGGCATATGCTTGTCTGCCCTTTTTTATAAAAAAAATAAAAGAAATTATGGCTTGTGATTTAACTAAAGGTCGTGCGTTACCTTGTCGTGAATCAGTAGGTGGTCTTAAAGCGGTTTACTTTGTAAACTTCGGTGATTTAGGAACTATCTCTGTTACATCCGATGAGGTTACTGATATGACAGGAACATTCTCTGCTTACAAGTATGAGCTGAAAGGCACATCTTCAGTAGAGCAAACTATTAACGCTTCTCGTGAGAACGGAACAGTATTCTTTGACCAAGCGGTTAGCCTTACTTTGCCTCAATTGAGCAAGGAGGATAACAACGAGATCAAGTTATTGTCTTACGGCAGACCTCACATTGTTGTAGAGGACTACAACGGCAACGCTTACTTGGTAGGTCGTGAACACGGAGCAGATGTAACAGGTGGTACTATTGCCTCTGGAGCAGCTATGGGAGATATGAGTGGTTACACTCTTACCTTCAATGCTATGGAAGTAACTGCTGCTAACTTCATTGCAGGAGCAACTGATGGCAACCCATTCGCAGGAATGAGTTCAGCTACAGATACTATTGTTACTTCGTAAGAAAGTAGTATATTAGCAACGGCACTTGACATAGGTGTTTTGGTTTGGTTAGGGCAGCTCTTCGGGGTTGCCCTTTCTTTTTGATATAACACTTATACCTCTTGGTGGTTAACCTATTATGCATATAGTAACTACAACAGACAAGAAGATATATTTCGTTCCAAGAGCGTTTGATACAAGTGTATCTGTTAAGATTACAGATGAGGAAACCAATGTATCCGCTACGGAGTCTCTAACGGCTACGAAGGAGGCGAATTACTTGCATATAACACCTGCTTATACATTCGTAGAGGGCAAGTATTACACTATAAGAATAACAGGCTCTAACGAGATATATAGAGGTAAGGTTTATTGTACGAATCAAACCGACCTTGAGAAGTTTAGTGTCAACAATGGTGAGTTCACCTATTACGAGGATACTGATAATGATAATCAATACATTTACCGATGAGCAATATACGCATCGTAAACCTTGCAACGCATACTACCCCACAGGTTGTAGAAGACAATCGTAAGCAATGGGTAGCATATGGCGAGGACAATAACTACTTCCAATACCTTATAGACAGGTACAATGGTAGTGCTACAAACAATGCCATTATAAATGGTATGAGTGAGCTTATCTACGGCAAGGGGCTATACGCTACCGATGCTCAAAGAAAGCCAGACCAAT